CCGCGACGACTGGCGGTCCCTGGACCCGCGCTGGTATCGGAAGCGGCTGGGCGTCAGGCCGCCGAACGACAGCGGGACGCTCCGGCCCTGGTACGAACATCACGTCGACCAGGCCGTCGACCGCTGGAAGTCGCGGACGGCTGGCGGGAAGATGCCGTCCAGGGCGATAGGTTCGAAGGTCGTCCAGATGGGGGGCGACGTCGCCCGTGACGGCGGCGACCGGACGGTCCTGGTCGCCCGCTGGAACACCGGCCTGCTGGATGTCCGGCTGGAAACCCGCGTCCAGGACCACCCCGAAAACGAAGACCTGTTCATCCAGGAAGACCAGTCGGTCAACCGCCAGGGCCTGTTCGTCGTCGACGCCATCGGGGAGGGATCGGGCGTCGCTGACCATGTGAAGCGCCAGCGGAACATGGTTCGACGGTTCAAGTCGTCAGAAGTCGAAAGCCGGGACGAACAGCCGGGCGAAGACATCCGATACCGGAACCGGGGGACCGAAGCCGCGGTCGACCTGGGGAACCTGCTGAAGAACGGCGACATCATGGTCCCGCCGAACAGCCAACTGGAAACGGAACTGCGGGAAGCCGCCCGGACGCTCCGGCTGAAAGAACAGTCGTACCGCGGGAACGACGTGTATCGGCTGGAAGGGAAGGACGACCTGAAGGACCCGTCGCGGCTGGGGCGCTCCCCGGACGTCGCTGACGCCGCCATGCTGTCCGCATACCAGGGCTTCGAAGGTGACGCGGACCCGTCCGCCTTCGACATCGGCGGCGTCGTCGGCTGACCCCAGCGCCATCCCGTCACGGACGGTTAAGGTCGGCTGGCGGCCTGTTTCTCCCATGTCGACCGTTACGCTGACCGTCTGGGAACTGGTCGCCCTGATGGGGTTCGCCGCCGCGCTGGGAGCTGTCCCGGCGGCCCTACTGAACGAAGTTCTGCTGGGTGTCATCGAAAAACGGTTCGGCATCGTCGTTGACCACGATACCGATGTTGATGTTGACGGCGGCGACGCGGATGCGGATGCCGACGCTGATGCCACCGGCGACGCTGGCGGGCCTACTGACGCCGCTGATAGCGCCGCGGACTGAACGGGTCGCCTGGCCCCTCCCTGTCCGGGACCCGCGTCAGCGCCCGGACAGCGCCGCCTGGCGGGACGCCCTTCGCGTCACGCCCCGTTAAGCGCGGACAGGGCCGTCATTCTGGTATGTCAGACGAACAGCCAGGCGGCGATGGCGTTGACCCCGTCGCCCTGGACCCGGCTGACCCGGACGATGTCGCCCAGCAGGGCGAAGCGGTCGCCGGGACGGTCGAACTGGCCGATGGCCGGACGCTCCCGGTCGCCCTGGACGATTCGCTGGTCGAAGCCGCCGAACGCGCCGACGACATCGACATCGACGACGTCGCCCAGGCGGCTGTTCCTGGCGACATGGACTTCGCCTGGTCATCGTCGTCGACGCTGAACGCCCAGGACGACGATACGGCGACCATCCCGGTCCAGGACGCCCGCCAGTCGGACCTGACCAGCAGGGCCAGGGACAGCGACAGAAGGCTAATCAGCGATCCCCAGATACAGCGCCTTCAGCAGAACAGCGTCAACTACTCCCAGCGGGTCGGGCGCTTCCTACTCCAACAGGACGACCTGATTCCGTCCGTGAAAGAGCGTCTGAAGGCGCTTATCGTCGGAGAAGACGGGCTTCAGGTCGAACCGTCCGACCCGGACGCGGACGCCGACCAGCGGCTGGCTGACCATCTTCAGGACGTGTACGATGACGACATCCGTCCGAATCAGATTATCGACGCCATCCTTCGGGAGAACCTGATGAACGCCAGGGCGGTCCTTCGGTCAACCGACCTGGCCGAACTGGACCTGACGACGCTGACGTACCTGAAAGACGGCGTCACCGGGGAAGAAATATATCTTCAGCGGAACACCGCCATCCATACCTTCGATGTCGACAACGTTGACGAAGACGACGACAGTCCGGGGAGCATCGACGTCGAACGGAAGACCATCGACGAACAGCCGCTGGTCATCGGGGACCAGGTGTTCGACATTTCGCTGTACGACCAGCCGCCGCTGGAAGCCGTCGCGGATACCGCGGTGAACAAGATGGTCATGCAACGACTGAAGGCCAGGAAGGCCGAAATCACGTCGTTCGGGGCCGTGTACGCGAAGGTCGAAGCGCCGACGTACCTCCCCGAAGACCAGTATTTCGACCGGGTCCAGGACGACGACTTCGATGGCGATGACCCGCCGACGAAGCTGGAACGGGCGCTGAAGTCGAATCTTCAGAAGGCGTTCGACACCCTGAAGGACTTCCAGTCGGGGACCGTGATGTCGATCCCCGAATACTGGACGCTGGAACAGTTGGAAATCCCGGATACGGGCGAATCGCTGGACGACCAGATTCGCGGATACAACCGGGACATCGCCAGGCGGATGCTGGTCCCGCTGGACCTAATCGAACTTCGGGAGGGGGCGGAACTGTCCAGGGACACCCTGTTCAGGACGCTGATGACGACCATCGCCGGATGGCGGCGGGAAATCCTTCGTGTTTTCGACCAGTTCGCCCGGACCCAGGCCGCCATCCATGACGTCCCTGGCGACGTTGACCATCAGTTCCCGCCGCTTCACAACCAGGAAACGGATGCTATCGTGAAGGCGCTTCAGTACGCCGGGGTCGCCGGGTTGACCCGGAAAGAAGTCCGTCAGATGCTGAACAGCATCCGCGGGGTTGACCTTCAGACCGACGACGCCGATGTCACGGACGGCCTGGACGACCTCCCCGAATCGGGCGGCCCCGAAGACGCCGCTGAACGAACCGAACAGATGGCGGCGTTCCTGAACGAGCGCCAGCGGGGAGCGGCGTCAACCGGGACGGACGGGTCCGGCCCTGCTGGAAGCGGCCAGCAGGCCGCCGCTGACGACGCCGATGTCGATCTTCCGACCGTATGCCGGAAGTGTGAAGAACGGACCAGGATGGCGGGGAACTTCCGCTGTCCGGCCTGTCATCCCGATGTCGACGAAGGGGACTTCGACGGCGACCTGGCGGCGTCCTGGTCGGGGGACGCGGTCGAAGCCAGCCATGAACTGACGGGGTTCGACAGCATCCGCGAAGCGGCCCATCACGTCCGCCGGGTCATCGACCGGCGCGTCGAACAGGGCGTATCAGTTGAAGTAAACAAACGGTCGGATGGCCGCTTCAGCGTCGTCGTCCGCGGACCCGATGGCGGGTTCCGCGGGTCGGCGTTAGTTAAGGAATACGACACCGAACCAGGGGCCGCCATCGTCGTCGGGACCCAGGGCATCCTGGACGGCCTTCGACTGTCGAACCCACGGGAGAACTGACGGATGTATCAGAAACTGGGAAGGAAAATAGGGGGGTCGGCCCCTTCGATTCTAAGGCGGTTGAGCGGCGTCACAGTCGGGTTCGTCGGGTGGCCGATGCCTACCCCACAGAAGAAAAAGAAACAGATTCGGCCAGTAGAGGGTACTAAAATACCCGATTCTATACAGTACGGCGGTGTCGGGTGGGTATATAAAGGACACACCACCTTCGAAGGTGGAACACCAACCTATCAGAAATGAAGAAAAGAGACATCCCGCCAGTTCACGGCCTGACCTGTTCCTGCTGTACCCCCCAGCCGCGGGTCGCCGCGGCGGACGATGACGACGATGGTATCAACCCCGCGACAAAGAACGAAACCGACCTTCGACGGGCGCGACAGCGGGCCAGGGCGGTCGTCGGCCTGATAGGCAAAGACATCAAGGAACTGATGGACGGCCTGAACGTGACGGTCCTGCTGGACAGCCCCGAAGGCCAGCGCCAGGTGAACAGGCGCATCACGGAAGTCGCATCGACCCGCCTGAACGACGACCTGCTGACCTGGCTGGAAGACCGCCGCCGCGCCGCGATGGGTCGGGGAGCGCGGGACGCCCTGTCGAAGATGGCCCAGACGACGACCCAGTCGACGCTGGACGACTTCCGCGGGACGCCCGACTTCGGGAACGAAGATCGGGCGCTGAACCAGCGGCTTCGAAACCTGGATTCGGGACTGCTGTTCGATGACGACGATAGCCTGGCCGAAGAAATCGGGAACGACGTGACGCGCCAGCTACGCCAGGGAGTCAGGAACGACGAAACCATCGAAGAACTGGGCGACCGCGTCGATTACATCATGACGGACGGCGACCCGGAGCGCCGGGAACTGGGCATCGCCGGACAGACGAAGCGGACGAAGGGGGAGCTAATCAGTCATGACGCCGTCCAGGATGCGTACAACACCGCCGCCCGCCAGCGGTATGCCCAGAACGGGTTTCGGTACGCCGTCATCGACGCGACGCTGGACACCCGGACGACCGACATCTGTGAACGGATGAACGAAACGGTCGTCGACATGATGGACGACCCGGATTTGCTCCCCCCGTACCATCCGTATTGTCGGACTGGCATCCGCCCGAAACTGAACCCGGACGGCAGGGTGACGAAACCCGGTGACGTCGCGGATGAAAAGCTTCAGACCATCGGTCAGACGAAGGCGTACCGCCCGCCGGTCGACGTCGAACAGGACTTCCGCCCGACTGACCTGACCCAGCAGGTCGGGGACGCCTGACAGTACCACCGGCATACCGCCGTCTTCCAGCGGTTCCATGTCCGCCCTGCTATCCTGACATTAATGGCGGCTTAGATGCCTGTTTGTAACATGAATCTGGGTAGAGTCTGGGGACGTCGACCATATGCTGGGAAAGAGGCGCGGGAACTGCTGAACGACCTATCGCGGGACATCGCCAGGGAACAGCCGGACGCCATCGACGACGCGGACGACCCGTCGCTGGCCGACGTCATCCAGTACGCCGACGAACGGGGCGCGGGGCGGTCGGTCGAACGGAAGACGACGACGCTGACCGACCTGATGCGTCACGGGCTGACGTTCCAGGAAGCCGTCTGTTGGTACTGGTTTCGATACGCGAAGTTCGACCTGATGGAAATTCACTTCGCCCAGGAAGGTATTTCGAAGGGGGGCGACCCGGCCCATCAGCGGAACAGCGTCAGGAACATCCAGCGCGTTCTGGAATCGGCGGCGTTCAAGCTCCCCGACGCCAGTCCCGACGATGTCCCCGACCTGGACGTCAACCAGCAGGCCGACGACCCCGACGACGTCGAAG